AAGGCTTTTAAAAATAAACGTCCAATTTTCCTGTGGGGTCCTCCCGGAATTGGTAAATCCGATATTATCAAACAACTTGGCGCTGAGCTCGATGCTCATGTGATCGACGTTCGTTTGAGTCTTTGGGAACCTACCGACATTAAAGGTATTCCATATTTTGATTCCAACGATAATACCATGCGTTGGGCTCCTCCTAGCGAACTTCCTAACATGGAATTGGCTAGTAAGCATAAACAAATTATCCTATTCTTAGACGAAATGAATTCTGCGGCTCCTGCTGTACAGGCTGCGGCTTATCAACTTATTTTGAATCGCCGTGTTGGTACTTACCATTTGCCTGATAATGTTGTTATGGTAGCGGCTGGTAACCGTGAAACTGACAAGGGTGTTACATTCCGTATGCCTGCTCCGTTGGCAAACCGTTTTGTTCACTTGGAGATGACTGTTGAGTGGGATGACTACTTTGAATGGGCGGCTGAAAACAAGATCCATAAAGATGTAGTTGGTTTCTTAACCTTCTCTAAAAAGGACTTGTATGACTTTGATCCAAAGTCTAGCTCACGTGCATTTGCTACACCGCGTTCTTGGTCTTTTGTCAGCGAATTGTTGCATGATGACGATACTGATAACGACACGTTGACTGATTTGGTTTCTGGTTCAGTTGGTGAAGGTCTTGCTGTTAAGTTTATGGCTCACCGTAAACATGCCAGCAAAATGCCTGATCCACGTGATATTTTGAGTGGTAAAGTTAAGAAGATGGATTCTAAAGAAATCTCAGCAATGTACTCGTTGACTGTGTCTTTGTGTTATGAATTGAAAGATGCATCCGACAAGAAAATGAAGAATTGGAATGATCAAACTAATAATTTCTTCCAATTTATGATGGATAATTTTGAAACAGAATTAGTCATCATGGGTACTAAGTTGTCTTTGAGCACTTATAAGTTGCCACTGGATCCAGATGAGATTCAATGCTTTGACGCTTTCCATGCTAAGTTTGGTAAGTACATTAGCGCCGCAACTGAAAAGTAATTTGGTGTAATATCAATTGACAGGACCTTTGGGTCCTGTTATAATATATACATACAGAAAAGGAATATTATGTCACATACCGATCCAATTGTTGATAAAATTATTGTAGCCCGAGTGGGTCTACTACTTCGCCATCCGTTTTTTGGAAACATGGCTACTCGCTTGAAGATTCAGCAAGCAGATGACTGGTGCATGACTGCGGCTACAGATGGTCGTCATATTTTTTATAATACAGAATTCTTCAAAGATCTTACAGTTAAACAAGTTGAGTTTGTTATTGCACACGAAATTCTACATAATGTATTTGATCATATGGGTCGTACAGAAACTAGAGATCGAAAAGTGTTTAATATTGCCGCGGACTATTGCGTAAACGGACAATTGATTCGAGACGGCATTGGAGAAGCTCCTCCAAAAATTGATATTTTTCATGATAGAAAGCACTATGGTAAGAGTGCAGAACAAGTCTATGACGAAATTTATGATGATGTTAAGAACAAACAAAAACAAATGATTGGTCAATTGCTCGACGATCACATTGACTGGGGTGAGCAAGGTAAAGATGGTCAGCCTTCTTATTCTAAAGAAGAAATGAAACAAATACGCGATGAAATGCGTGAAGCAATCATGCAAGCGTCACAAGCGGCGGGTGCAGGCAATACTCCTGCAGAAATCCAACGCATGATCAAAGAATTAACCGAGCCTAAAATGAATTGGCGAGAAATCATCCGTCAACAAATTCAAAGCACAATTAAAAATGATTACAGTTTTATGCGTCCTAATCGAAAAGGATGGCATATGAACGCAATCCTCCCTGGTACACAATATCAAGAAACAATCGATATTTGCGTAGCAATTGACATGTCAGGATCAATTGGAGATGAGCAGGCTAAAGACTTCTTGAGCGAAATCAAAGGAATCATGGAAGAATACAAGGACTTTAATATTAAGGTCTGGTGCTTTGATACTAAGGTTTATAATGAAGCTGACTTTAGTGGATACAACATTGACGAGTTTGACGAGTACACCCCAATGGGCGGTGGCGGAACTGAGTTTGATGCCAACTGGGATTACATGAAAGAAAATGATATTCAGCCTAAGAAGTTTATCATGTTTACAGATGGATATCCATGGGGTAGCTGGGGCGATGAACACTACTGCGATACAGTGTTTATTATTCACGGCAATGACAAAATTGTTCCCCCATTTGGCGAATATGCATACTATGAATTTTCTAAGGAATCTGCATAATGTCTCTTAAAACAGGCAAACCTAACCCTTTAAATTATTTTGATTTACGTAGGGTTGAGTTTGCCTGTCCACATTTTAAGTATATTACTCTAGACAGATACAACCCATCTACAATCAAATCTATAGATTCTTGGATTAAAAAGAATTTAAATAACAGGTACTATATAGGACAGGGCATTGGATTAGACAATACAAATACAATTATCTATACTACAAAAATTGGGTTTGAAGCTGAAAAAGAACTTAGCTTCTTCACAATTGCTTGTCCACATTTACAACTAAGATAATTATATATGCAGTTCACAAAGGAGACACTATGACTGACGAAGTACAACAACCACAAGACGCACCAGAAACTGATAAGACAGAAGCAAGTGCAGAATTAAATATTAACGACCTTAATGCAATGAAAGTTATCATTGATATTGCTAGCTCACGAGGTGCTTTTAAACCAAATGAAATGACAGCAGTAGGTCAAACATATACAAAATTAACATCTTTCTTAGATCAAGTTGCTAAACAACAAGCAGAAGGCGCAAAACAATAATGGCACAAGAACTTAAACACGTAGGTCGTGTTAAATCAAATGGTAAACGATGCCTTGTTGCATATCGTACTTTACCAGGCGATGCATACAATTGTCTAATTGTTCCTACAGAAAATTTACCAGATGCGTATCACGACGCTATCATTAACTTAGTTAATAGCCCAAGTGGTCAAAATTCTTATGAATTTGCAGAAGTAATGGCTCGTAGTAATTTTCCAGATGGCAGTATTATGTTAGCCGCATTACATACTCAGAATCGATTGATTAAAGTTTCAACTGATCAGATTGAAATGATTCCATCGCCAGGAGTATCAATTTTGTTATCTGAATTGAATCAAATTATTGCTGAACAACGTGGATTGCCAGTAGATGATTTAAGTTTAAAATCAGGAGTTAATGACAAAGTAAAAACTACTTTAGAAAGCCCTGTTACAACTACTCCAACTTCAGATGCTGTTAAAACAACTTCTCAATCAGTAAACGAAGAAATCGTTTCGGTTGCGCCAGCAGGTACTCCGGACGAACAAGCAAAATTTTTCCGTAGCCAAGCTGATAAATTAGCAAAGCAGGCGGCAGAAATGCGTCGAAAAGCTGAAGAATTAGTACCAACTGTTAAGAAGAAAGTATAGTGACGCAACTGGGAAGGCCGCTTCCCAAAGAAGTCATTGAGCATTGGCCGGAAATTTTTGGAGAGGTAAAACTTAATGTATTACCTCTAGTGTATCTCCACGCAATTCTGGTCAATTTTAAAGATGGCAAGACTTGGGAAATAAAAATACAAAAAGGTAGTAAAGTGCCTCGATGGGAAGATCTTGAAAAGCAAATTCAAGAACTAATATCTAGTTACGAAGATAATATTGATAATATTGATTTTAAACTTGACTCAGAACGAGTAAAAAAAGATATAAAAAAATCAACTGATAAATTTTTAAAGAAAAAGAAACTATAAATGAATGTTCGATTACTCAGTTACAGTCAACCAACCAACGAATTCTCCAACTCGGGAATCGATGACGTACAAGAACTCATTGCCTTCTGTGCAAGAGTCTCAAACCCAAGCAATCAACTTAATACAGAAACCTCCGAAAAACTTATCAAGTATCTTATTAGACACCAACACTGGAGTCCTCTTGAGATGGTCTCAGCTTGCTTGGAAATTACAACAACAAGAGACATTGCTAGACAAATTCTTAGACATAGAAGCTTCTCCTTTCAAGAGTTTTCCCAACGTTATGCTGACCCAACGGCAGAGCTTGATGATGCGTTTACTTTACGAGAAGCAAGATTCCAGGACACTAAGAATCGACAAAACAGCGTAGAACTAGACATGTCCGATGAAGCACAAAAGCAACTTGCCTACGAGTGGGAACGTGCTCAAAAGCGTGTACTATACGCAGTCAAGAAAGAATACAAATGGGCTATTGATAACGGCATTGCTAAAGAACAAGCTCGAGCAGTACTACCAGAAGGGCTTACTGTAAGCCGTTTATATATGAATGGAACACTACGTAGCTGGGTTCACTTTATTGAATTGCGTAGTGCTAATGGTACGCAGAAAGAGCATCAAGAAGTTGCTATTGCTTGTGCTCAAGTGATAGCTGAGATTTTTCCTCTAGCCAAAGATCTTGTAACCAATTAAAGTCATTAATCTTATTAAGTGCCTCCTTATTGGAGGCATTTTTTTCTCCGTACGCTCTGCCAGCGAGTGCGCCTAAATAAGAATAATAGCCAAACGATACATCATTATTGAGCGTACACCAGATTTCAAGACGTTTAATTGTTTCAAAGTTATCCTGCCTATCGATTACTTTACTGGCTAATTTACAACATTCTCTAAAAGCACTACGCCATGTGCTAAATGCATCAGTATTAAATGATGTGATATTAGATGTTTGCTCAACTGCATGAAATTTTGAACTTATACTTGTAGTCATATCTGTACTAGTAGTATCTAAATTAATTGTTAATTTAGTTGGTAATAATTTAACACCACCATAGCCATATTCTAATCCATTAATAGGGTTACGACTTCTCCAAACATGAACTGTATCATACATGTGACGCACTACTTGATAATCAAATTTAAATTCAGGAACTATAATAGCATCAGCATCGACTACCCAAAACATTTCAGTTGTTACTAATTTGGCTGCTTCTACGTGTGCTTGATGTATGCCCTTAACGCCGTCTATTCTAAAAATGTTAGAAGAAGGAAAATGTTGATTTAATAATTCAAAATTTTTGTCTGCTTGGAGTTCAAAATATGAAATAAACACTATATCAAAAGATATTGGATTACTTGCAAGTATATCAATTTCTTTTTTATTGGCAAAGAACCTATAACTTAATTCTCTATTCGATATTTCAATAGTTTTTTTGACTAACAGTATTCCGTCATAAAATTTTCCATTTTTAAAAATATGAATATAATCTGCATCATATGGATCAACCTTATAGTCAAAAGTAAAGTCCTTTTCAATCTCTACATCCGGCCATACTACCCAAAAGAATTTTGTAAATGATTTACGTTTAGCTTCATCAAACGTTTCTGCTCGTTTAAGCATAGTAAATCTAGATTTTAAATTACGATAACTTTGACTGTCACTGCCAATGAAAATTATATCATACATATTATCTTCGAATAATTCTAGGACTGTTATTATATACAGTTTTAAAAAATATACTTGCATCAGGATCAAGATTAGCTATTGCTATCTTACACTCATGTTTAAGAGTATCTCCTAATTTTACTATTTCATCTAATATGTTATCTTCTGTAATTTTTTTAGTTGTTGTATTCCATTCATCAGTAAGCCATTCAAAATCACGTACATTAGAGTAATCCCAATCGGTACAATTAGTAAGATAAGCACCTTGTCTAGCACCGTACATAGACCATAATCCATGTTTTACATCAGCACCAACGTTGCACCATACTAATAATCTATGATAGTTTTGCCACCAAATAGTAGTTAACTCAGCTACCTTGGCGCCTTGGTTTAAGGACATCTTTACACCTTCACGGAATCCTGCTCGCCACGCTTGGAATGGTGTTGCATTTGTAAAGCTCTCGCTATAATTGTCATTAAATTGATAGTATCGATTATCAAAACAAAATTCAACTAATCCCTTAGTGTCCTTGGGGTCGCTATTTTCGTGTGTACGCATGTTGTTTACAAACTCACGTGTCCACATTTTAAGGCCGCCGTTACCATACATTAATCCATTAACATGTACTTTGCCGCACCAGCTAAACACATTTTTATCAGATAATCCTAATTCATCTAAGTCAACTATTACATTAAAAAAATTTGGATTAACAATGTTATCTGCATCTACAGTAACAAAGTATTCTGTTTCGCTTTTTGCCGCGCAGGCTTTGTGTGCGGCATCGCTACCTTTAACACCATGCACACGTTTTGCCCATGGCGCTTTACTGAGTAAATCCGCATAGTGTTTCTCTGCATTAGGCTCATCGTAGCTAAGAAATATAATATCTTGTTCAATAACTTTAATTTTAGACATGTTTAACTAACCCATATGATTCAAAATTATTATCAGAAGTTGCTGATATACTAATACTATCAATACTAAATTCTAAATCATGCTCAAACAATCTAGTAATTTTATCAGACATAATTAACTCCTCAACATCTATTTGTATAGTTTGAATTAATTGATTCCTATTAGATTCTTTTACTATAAAAAATATTATATTAGATAATCGTTCTTTAGAATTATCAATGATAAATTTTTTACATGAATCAACTAACCAAAAATTCCAAGACTTATTTTTAAAATCCCATTCTACAATTACTTCAGCATCAGAGTTGTATTCAATCCAATGTAGCATTTTTTTCTTATTATACTCTGATACATGTTTCATAAGAGTAGGCACTGCTAGACGTTTTCCTACATAATAATCTGAAAACTTCCATTTACCTGATACTAAATTTGAATACTTTAATGAATCTATTTGTATGTAATCATCTAAAGATGTTGGTGGATTAGTAGTAACAGACATAATTTCTCCCGTAAGAGAATTATAATAGATATAATAATTTGGAGGTGCTGTAATCATTATATTAATCCTTGTAACTTACTAATAATCTTAGGTGTAATAAATTGTTTTTCTACGTAATGGAATAGTTTAGGTTGTTTAATATTTTCAACTAATAACTCACCTTTACTGTTTAATGTATGATTAATATTGTTTGTCCAATTTGAATTTTGAAAATCATGGAGGCCTTGCAGTGCAGGTTTCATATGCACAAATTCTAAAGGACAATTTGCATCGCTGACACAATTATAAAATCCAGTTATCTCAATTGCAATAGCTGATGCTAAGTCTAAACTGAGCCAATTCTGATATTCATTAGGGGCAAATTTTTTATACGACCATTCCCAATTCTTACTAACAAATTCTAAGGCAGTATAAAAATCTTTTGCAGTATCCGTTTTTTTAAAATAATGTAATGCAAAATAAGGATTAGATAATCGATTAGCAATAAATGTTTTTCTATGAAACGGATCTATTTTAATTATTTCTTGCTTATAATTTTTTACTTTAGAGCAAAATTTTATATCATAGTTATTACAATGCTCCCACCAAAGAGAGATATCTCCTAACATTAGCATATCAGTATCTAAAACAATTGTTTCATCGTATGGAGATGCGTGATATAACTTCCATCGATTTTCAACTTTCCATGCAGACTTGGCAGCAGAGTCATTAAACAATATTGGCAGTATTTGATCAAATGCTGATTTATATTCTTCAGGAACTATATTATTTGTTACTAATGATATTGATTTAACTGTAGACTGACTACTTTGAATAGATAATGCTAGTGCATATGCCTGTGTAACATAGTCAACATTAGGATTATTTTGAGCTATTACTAAAAATCCTTTACTCATGTTGATCACCGTTAACTATTTGATTTAAAGTTAATTTATTCATTACGTGAACATCAAGACTATTAGTATGTGCAACTACATATTCTCCTAGACAATTTTGTTTTTCTATTAAAAACGTCATAGCATCGTTATCAATTTTAATTAATTTATCAGTGTCAAGAATATAAGATAGCTTGCCTGGCAATTCCGTAGAAAAATTACCAGTATCACTATTCATTAAATGAATTGCTACACTAAATGCATGATCGTTTCTAAATAATCCAAAATCTAAACCGTATAATAATTTAAAATAAGTCCAGTTATATTTGATGTACTCTACTAAAGTAAAAAAACTTTCAACCATTGGATCTTTATCAAAAATAAACACAGTACCCCAATAAAAAGGAATACCATATCGATTAATACGGTCAAATTCTAAATTATGTCTCCAACTTGCTAGATCAAAACTTTTTTTATAAATTTGAAAATTTGATTCCGCAGTAAGCGCAGGTTTTAATAATTTAGAATTAATAATAAAATCGCTATCAATTACTAGTGTTCTATCATATGGTGTTAATTTATATACATCGCTTCTAG